TTATAATCTCGAAATCTTTCCCCTTATTTGAAACAGGTGTTTTATAGTTGACCTGCTGATCGTCATATCGTCGTATTCTGGGTTAGCTGCCTTTAATAAAAATGTCCTCTTCGGGTCCGACGGGTTCTTCCTTAAAATCCTAACAAGGCGCTGCTCCTCGGTAATAATTAGGTAGTGGTCTCCCAGCGGTGCCGTCTCCAAGTTTGTAATTTTCTTAATGGCGATTATATCGGTCGGCTTCAGTGTTGGGGTCATCGCTTCATCGGGTACCATAACAGCGGCGAAGCAATCGTTAAACATTGGGGCGTCGATATAGTAAGAAACTAGTTCCGAATGGTTAAAGAAGTCTGTCCCTTTTACCGGCTTCAGGGTGAAGTCGTAAACCGGTATTGGATTAAACGCAGCGACGCCTGCCTTTATACCCTTTTCCTCCTTATTTTTTGCTGCCCTGAGATCAACCGAAAACTCAGCCCGGAACTGCTCCAGGAACTCCCGGGGCGGGTCTGCTTTATCCCTATAGTAATGGTTTACACGCTGAGTTGAAAAACTCAGCCGATCAGCGACTTCTTTCTGAGAAATCCCGGTGTCAATGGTGAACTGTTTTAGTAGCTTTCCGTACATAGTTGCATTTAGTTTAATCTGAATGGGGGAGTAAAAATATACACAAACTTTGATTAATCAAAGGATTTTCAAAAATAAATATTGTTCAAATTGTTTGGTTTTGTTCAAAATTGATATACTTTTGATAAATCAATAAAAAACAAACGAAATCAAGCATTATGGCAAAAACCGCTGAAGACTTTATCCCCGAGGCTGAAGCAATGACCTTTACTGGTTATAGCAGGACCAGCCTTTACAACTTCCGTATTTCCGGGCGCCTCCGCTGGACAGCCTCCGCAACAGGTCGAAAAATTCGCTACCATAAAAAAGACCTGGAGAAACTTATCGGCCTCACTAATTAATAACCAAAAAAATAAACTATGCAAATCGTAAGACGCGAGCCGGGCGATCAGTTACCTGATCAGTCGGCCATGAATCCACTCGCTAACGCAACACCTCAAAACATCGAGCAGTTTCTTGCTATGTTGAATGAGGAGCCGCCAGCTAATGAAATATCAATAAACAAACTCGCCGAAAACTCAAAGTACCAGCCGATAGGTATTATCCAGATGCAACTGGATAAGTTCTTTATGGGCCTTTGGCACACCGAAAATTTCCGTACAAAGGTTATCGCTAACGAAATTGTCGGAGAGGTTGATCTTGTCTTCTTCCACCCGGTTGCAAAAATCTGGATGCGTCGCCAGGGAGCAGCGTCTGTAATGATCGGCCAAAAGTCAAAGTCTGAAATTACAGATATGGCAGCGAAGATCAAGAACACGCTAACTAAAGATTACCCTCACCTGTTGGCATCTTGTATAACATCTGCGGCTAAAACCCTGGGTAAGAGATTCGGGCGCGATCTTAACCGTAAGGTAGAGGATAATTACGAGCGTTTTTATACCGAGATCGGCACGGCTGAAGAAGCGCTTTCGTCTATTGAGTGGGATAAGATCGTCACACTAGAAAATCTAAAATCAGTGTGGGATAGTAACCCTAACCTCCATGATAACAGTCACTTCAAAAAACAGTTTTCATTCTACAAAGCTAAACTAAAAAAACCATGCGCAGCGTAAAATTTAACGGCGTTTTATACAACGGAACAAACTGCCGCCGATTCGAACAACTCGTTCGCACTCTTCACCCGGAATACAAGGGCCGCCGCGAATGGCTTTACTTAAATGGCCCGAGTATTCAATCCCTGATACTTCGTATACTCGTTAACGTTGGTATCGTGCCTATCAACAAAACCCTTATCGAAGATAATATCCAGCCGGATTTATTTGCGTAATTATTTATCGTTAACATAAAAAAAACAAACATGGAAGATTTACAAATGACATTCCCGGAGCCTGACCAAATCGAGGGCTTTAATGAAGCAATTACCCAGCAGTGGAAAGAGGCACGCCTCGGTAAGTTCACCGCTTCGACTAATGCGAAACTACTCGGAAAGGGAACCGGCGGAAAAGAGTTTACGGCTGGCGCCCTTACTATGATCTACAAAAAGGCCGCAGAGATATTAACGCAGGATGCTAACGAAGTCTCCGGCGCTGCTATCAAGTGGGGCGAAGAACACGAACCTATAGCAGCCAAAAGGTTCACCGACGCGCTCCGTAAGAATGTAGAATATTACGGAAAAGAAAACCCCGTCTTTATCGACCATCCAGATATCGACGGCGCGGGTGGCTCTCCCGACTTGTGGGTCCCTGAAGAAGAAGCGGTCGGCGAAATTAAATGCCCGTATGAAAGCGGCTATCACATGGAAGTATTACACCGGGTAAAGACTGGAGCCTTCGATCTGGCAGAATATGATAAGGACTATTACGGCCAGCTTCAGTTTAACATGAAGTTGAAGAACGCGAAGTTCGGGTACTTTATATCGTTTGACCCGCGTGTCCTGGATGCTAAAATGTGCCTTGTATTCGTTCGTGTAGAGCGTAACGACGAATATATTAAAGCAATGGAACCGAAGGTTAAGCGAGCGGTTGAAGTAAGAGACCAGTACCTTACTGAAGTAGGTTTCTACAGCGAAGAAAACAAAGCTGCTGCGTAAGGATTTTTTTTGATAAATCAACGCCCCAATTTATAACTGTTGGGGCGTTTTATTAAACTTTGGGGATAATTTAACTTTGATAAATTTTGATTAATCAAAGCTATCCTTGTACTTTCGTTCCTGTTCATTTCTATAATTCCAACTTAAAAAAGCTAACAAAACAATGACTAGCAAAACCCCTAACGAACTGCTGGAGATCATCTCTTTGGCTGTGGCTCCATTAACGCCCCCTGGCTTTCAGGCTAAGGTTATCCTTATGCCCGATAACCTTCTCGACACACCAACGATTAAAGAGGCAAAAGAAATCCGCCTTCTAGCTTGTGAATTTTTCGGCAAGACGGAAGAGTATATACTTACCCGTGGACGGAAGTTCGAAGTTGTTATTATTCGAAAGATGCTTTGTAAACTTCTTAGAAAACACACGACGTTATCACTCCAGAAAATCGCTTCGATAGTTGGTTACGGTGACGATCATAGCTGTGTATGTCGCGGCATTGAAGCGCTGGAATCTTTGATGTTTACAGAAAAAGAGTTCTCGGAGCAATACGCTAACCTGGAAGAGTTTATTAAAATCAACCTCGATCATTCACATAAAAAAGCCAGCTAATGAAAAAAACCTACAACCTTATAACTGAGGTAAATAATCTTCCATCTTCATTAATCTGTAGTGAGTGGAGTGTGCTTGTAGAAGTTTATTTTGAAACCACCGGTAACCCCGCGCAGCTTCCTAATATTGAAGTACGGTCCTACAGATTTTTAGATAGGCCTGCCGCAAAGAATTTTATAAAAAGCTTTGAACACCATAAAAATAAATTGGATTCGTACGGCTATACTATTGTTCACGGCAAAAGCCAGCCTAATCAATCCAATGACTTTAATACTATCCTCTCCAGTATCGGCGAAGTGTTAACTGAGAAGAACAAACGCTACGGCGGAAGCGCCCTGAATCCAATATCTGTTTTTGCCGGTAAGTCGAAAGTCGGCCAACGCGCTGACGACAAAGTGAGCCGGATAAAAAACAGCGATGTTCTTCGTAAGAACGATGTCGCTGACTTGATCGGTTACCTGGTTCTTATGTGCCAGGAGAATGGATGGCATGACTTTAAAGATCAGATCGACTAATGACGCCACTAAATAAATGCCCGCAATGGTGGCAGGATATGGCGGCTGAATTTCCTAACGTTGAATTGCTAAGGACCCGGTTAGAATTGACGGCGCAACGATTTCCAATACTTCAAGGAAACGAAGCGCAATGTCAACCAGCGGAGAAACTACAACCCGAAAAACCAAACCTTTCAAACACGCATGGCAGCAATCAATCCAGGACGCAAAAGACGCCTGGACAATTAAACACTTCCCCAGCTTTGCAGCGGCTTCGGAACCGCTGCGCGGAAAATGGAACGACGAAACCGCTAACGGTTTAACTAAGTGCGTAATTGATTACCTGAAATTTATCGGCGGAAACTTTACCCGGGTGAACGTAATGGGTACACCCAGGAAAGATAAAAAAACGGGTAGAACCTTCTTTACCCCATCAACAACTAAGAAGGGTACAGCTGATATCGTCGGCGTATTCCGCGGGCGATATACGGCTATTGAGGTTAAGATCGGGGCAGATATACAAAGTAAATTTCAGATACAGGAGCAGAGGGACGTAACCGAAGCCGGTGGCGTTTATATCATTGCCCGAAATTTTCCCGACTTCCTTAATGAGTTCAAAACCATATTTAAACTAAACTAACAAATGACACGACCCGAATTTTTAATACAGGCAGCTAACACGTTAATGCTGGATGGCCTTAACGTTATTGCTGTTGATAAAAGTAAGAAAGCTATTTACTCATGGAAGGAATTCACAATTGACAAAATTTCTACTGCTCACCTGACAGAGCAGATTAATAACGATAAAGCTGCTGGTATTGCTGTTATATGCGGTGCCATTTCTGGCGGCCTGGAGGTTATCGACTTTGATCTTAAATACGATCTTACCGGTACTCTTATGCAGCGTTATAAGGCGCTCGTACCTGCTGAGATAATTAAAAAGCTTCGAATCGTACGAACGAAATCGGGAGGCTTTCATTTTTACTATCGTTGCGAGGTTATCGAGGGTAACAAGAAACTGGCTTCGCGTCCTCCGACACCTGAAGAGAAGAAGGATACACCACACCTGAAGCAGTTGGTACTTATCGAGACCCGGGGAGAGAATGGTTATGTAGTGGCTCCTCCGTCTGATGGTTACGAGGTTGTGCAGCCTAACGATATTCCACTCCTCACTATTGAGGAGCGAGATATTTTACTCGATGCCGCCCGGTCGTTTATGGAAGTTCATACCGAAGAGCGCGCCCGTTTTACAAGTACCGGCACTCAGTTTGTGATCTCCCCTTTCGATGACTACAATAACAAAGCCGACACTGTGGCCCTGCTCCTTCGTAACGGCTGGACCGTAGACGAAGAGAATGCAACAAAGGTTTTCCTGAAGCGCCCAGGTAATACCTCAGCTAAAAACTCCGGCAACTACCACAAAGAGAAGAAACTCTTTTATGTATGGACAACCTCAACAGAGTTTTATCCGGAGAAAGCATATAGTCCCGCCGCGGTTTACGCAACGCTTATGCACAATGGCGATTTCAGCGAAGCCAGCAAGCAATTAATCCGTGAAGGATATGGAACTAGGAAGACCGCAGAATCGGTACGCGAAGCGCTACAGAAACCCCTGGAGGTTGATTTTAAATTTTGGGAAGTAGTTGAGACAAAGAAAGGCGGTACCAAGATCGAAGTAAGTCTTACAAAGCTGGTTAACTTCATTCATGTAAAAGGCGGGTTCAGCGGATACAGGTATAACGAAGCCAGCGAAAATATTATCGTTCGGGTACAGGATGGGCTGGTTAAGGAGGTTGAGATTTACGATATTAAGCAGTTCTTAAAAAACCACATTGAAACACTCCCCGACACATTCGACGGCATTACCCCCGACGATCTGCTGGAAGTTGTATACCGCGAGTATACGCAATATCTTAGCAAGGGGTTTATGGACTTCCTGGCCGTTAAGAAGTTGGACTTCCTAAAGGATACACCGGATAAGGCGTACTTCCCGTTTAAGAATGGAATTGTAGAGGTTTCAAAAGCTGGGGTTAAATTCCATAAGTACGGAGAGTTTAATAAAGTGATCTGGCGTTCTCAAATGATCGACAGGAATATCGACCTTATGGATGATCTTGCTAACTCCCTGGATTACGATAATATCGACTATTGTAAATTCGTCGAACTGGCTGCGGGTCAAAGCCAGGAAAAGTTTGAGTACTTTATCTCGATCATTGGCTATATGCTGCACAAGTACAAAGACCCGAAGAGATCATTCGCGGTTATCCTGGCCGAAGAAGCGGAGAACGAAGCGGACGGCGGCGGTACCGGTAAGGGATTGTTTGTAAAGGGCGTGAAGGAACTGATACCTACCGAAATATTTGACGGCAAGCAATTCAGCGCTGGGAAGACCTTCGCCTTCCAGCGGGTAAGCCTCGACACTAAACTGATCGCAATTGAGGATGCGAAGCGCTCCTTCCGTTTCGAGGAGTTGTATAGCTTTATCACTGAAGGGTTGCCGGTTGAGAAGAAGAACCAAAAAGAATTTTTCATCCCTTACGAAGACAGCCCGAAGATCGTGGTATCAACAAATTATGTTATCTCCGACGAAGGCAACCACGCAAAGCGCCGCCAGAAGGTGCTGGAGTTTTCGAACTACTTCAAACCGGACCATACACCTTTCGACGAGTTTGGCCGGATGCTGTTTAAGGACTGGGATAATGAGGAGTGGAACAGGTTCTATAATTTTATGTTTTGGTGTTGCCAGGTTTACCTGGAAGGCGGTATACTCCAGGCCAGCCAGTCCGATACAAACAAGATCAAAAACATAAAGCTGAAGTTCACCGAAGACCTGTACTTATGGTATAACGGGTTTCTCGAATCAGATGCCGGTGAGGAGAAACTTACAAAGGAAATTCACCAGGGGTTTTTATCTGCTTACGGAATGACCGGTAAGGATTTTGATAAGAGGCGGTTCATGGCTGGAATCCGGTACATAGCCAACACCCTGGGGCATAAACTGGAGGAAGGAACAAAGCGAGTTGAAGGAACAGTTCAAAAGTTCATCAAAGTAACAAGGTAGGAAGGCTCAATACTGAGCGGTCCGAATCCGAAACAATAATCCGAAGCCGTATACTTCAATGTGTACGGCTTTTTTGCATTTTCTCATGTTGTTAGTTTTAGTTTAGTTTGTCCGGGTTTTTCCAGGCCTGGACTGTTTTTAAAATCTCCGTCGTACGATATACAAAAATACACCGTAACCGGTGTAACCTGATGTAACTGTAAGCCAGTTACACTTTACTATTTGATATACAGGAACTTATAAGACTGTAACTGTGTTACTATTGTCTTTTATATACGTATAAAGAAAAAATAAACTCGTATAGAAAGTAATAGAACGGGTTTTTATCGTTACGCACACTGATATATTCCACTGGAATCCTTTACTGTATTATGTTACCAACTGTTACCGACCTAAAAAGAGACTGGTTACATTTCAGTTACGAAATGGTGATTTTTTTAAGAAAGCCAACGAATTACCGACTATTATGTACCTGGAAGGGTGATACTTCCTTCCTGAGCCTCAGAAACGCCCCTTCCTTGCCTTATCTCCAGTTACGCAATACCAATAACCGCCCGCCTGGGATATAGCCCGTTTACGGGCGCGAAAATTGATTTATCAATTGCGGCGGTTTGATCGGCGGTAATGAATCGTACGGCGGACCGAAAACACCAGCTAATCAACCCCCAGGCCGACCCCTAAATGCCTTAGCCTTCCCGAAACAATTACCAGTACTGCGTCTCGATGATTATTACCGTGTCCTAAATGGGACACTTTTAGATATATGCTGTGGGTAAGTGTGTGTAATATAATTTGATTAATCAATTGATTTATCAAAGATCGGTTCGTACATTTGCTTACAATCATTTTTTCATCAAACCCAATTTTATGGCAGTTCAAAAAGAACAGGTATTCCCGGGCGGGGTACGCTTATTTAACCCGCACCCGTCGGCCCCCGACTTTGTTAAAGGCACGATGGTTATCACTATTAACGAACTTGTAAAATTCTGTAAGGAAAACGAACAATACCTTACCGATTACAACGGTCAAAAACAATTGCGCCTCCAGCAACTCCAGTCCAGCAACGGTAACCTTTACGCCGTCGTAGACACCTACCGAAAAGAAGACGCGAAGCCAGCAACAAAACCCGCCACGGCAACCGGTAAGCAACCCGCCCCCGACGCTGTAGACGATCTCCCATTCTAAACCCCGGCACCATGTACATACTAACCGAAGAAGAAGCCGAGGTTATAGCAGCCGTCACCTTTAGCGACGATCTACCATACAACGACGAAGACTTAAAGCCCTTCGTCAATGTACAACCCAAAGGAACAAGATAATAAACCGGGGCGCCGTAATCCCGCGGCGCCCTTCTTAAATCTTCAGCTATGACCCGCGAACTAATCATTCAGGAATTTACCGACAACATTAAAGACTTTAAGCGTATGGCGCTTAACGTATCAAACCGACAGGACGCCGACGATCTATTCCAGGAGTGTGCCGTTATGCTTCTGGAGTTTTCAGAGGAGCGCCTTATCAGCTACTACAATCCTAACCACGGGCTAAAGCCTATATGGTTGCGGATACTCGTTAACCAGTACAAAAGTAAGACGTCCAGATTTCATAAACAGTACCGGAAGCAGGAACAGTTCATCCAGGATAAAGGCGCTGACATAGTCTACAATGATCAGTCCACAGAGTTGGACGACTTCACCGTGGATATGTCCGAACTCAACACAGCCCGTGACAACGTTCACCGCCTTAACGGCGAGATGTTTCCTTCAGAACTTGAGGAAATGGTATTCGCCTTGTATGTTGATACTGGCAGTCTTCGCAAGACCCTTGCCGCCATCGACCCGGAAGAGGTTAAGAAACTCAGCGGGAAAAAATCCGTTGAACTTTTCGACCTGAAGACGGTACACGAGATCGTAAAAAAATACCGTAGAACAATACGCGCCTTCGTTAGCGCCGCCGCTTAATCATATTCTCCACAATCAAAACTCACACAATGAAAAGACCTTTCAAATCTTTACTGTCCCTGGCCGCCGCAATGGTAGGTTTCGGCTCGGCTTCTACCGCCGTGGCCATGGCTAACAATGTTATCGACACAGCCAACAAAAGCGCAGAAGAGTTTAAGGAAACCTTAGCTGCGGCCAGCGCCTTGCCCGCCGATATTCCAGCGGTTCCTAAGCCTACGTTTTTGTATAAGCAATCATCCGGCGTTATCCCTGCCCGCCTTCTCAATCAAAGGCAGTACCGTAAGCGGTGCGCTCAAAACCCATGGCTGCGCAAATCCAAAAAGCACAGGTCCGGTAAGTAATGGCCGTAAAGAAGAAACGTCAGGCGGTTGTCGTATCGGCGCCGCCTGTTCCATACCAACCGCGTAGGAGATATCACTTAATGAAAAGGACGCGGGAGCAGATACTAAAAGTTTGGCCTGTTCCCTGGGTATTTAAAAACCAAGAACCGGGAAGCCTTTTATAAAGGCCGGTTCGTAACAAAAATCAACATGGCAAATAAAGAAGAATCAAGATTACTTAAACACGCATTATCAAGATACGGACTGAAGGCCCAGGTAATGCAGACAATGGAAGAAGTTGGAGAATTACTCCAGGCTCTTAATAAGGTAATGCGTAATCCTGATACAGGTAACCACTATCGTCTTGCTGAAGAGATCGCAGACGTTGAGATTATTCTGGAGCAAATGAAGGTAGGCTTCCGCCTCGATGGTATTGCAGAAAAGATAAGGGGGCAAAAGCTGCTTCGTCTGGCTGAGAATCTAAAGGCCAATTACTACCCCAGCGAGGAAGTTCAGTCGTACGACGGACCTAGTGCGGTAGTGGTTCCAATGATAAGGCCGACCCACATCCCGACCCCTAATAACTGTACAGCAACCGGAAGCCGCTCCTATGAATGCTTATAAAGGAAATGTCTGTGTCCCAGTTCGGACACTACACGAAGAAACCGGGCAATTTCGCCCGGCTTTTTCGTGTCCTCCTTACGAACTACGCCGCGACGAGTTTAACCATTACCGAGAATTGCACCGACCCGACGGTAACGGACAGCAGGTATTAACCAGGGGAGCCTTCAATAAGCTGAAGCAACACCTAACGGTAATGGCCTGGCTGTCCTTCGATGTACACGGCTGGTTATTTCGGAAGGCGTGTAACGGTGACGAGGAAGCGCTTTTCAAACTCAACCACTGTTACGATCTATACGAAGAGGTTATCACCAAAGCCATGGAGGAAGTCCCTGGCTATTCCGGCCCGTCGGATTATCAATAAAGAAAATGAATGTCATGCAAAGTAAAAATGAAGTAGAGTTCTTAACCTGGTTCCATGTTATTCAGGAAGGTGTGCCAGCCTGGGGGTTCGCAGCTGATGACGAAGGTATAATTCTGAAGTGTTGCCCTACTCAGCGTTGGATGCTGGGCGAGGAACTGAAGGATGTACGCGACTATTTCCTTAACACGAAAGCAACCGTCATAAATCTATTTCCTAACGTCGTAAAGGTTATGCCATGAATACGTTATTCGATCTCGAACTCTCTCCGCCGCCGCCGCCGCCTCCTCCGTCCGGTATACGGTGCAGGAACTGCCTCTTCTGTTACAAACATCAGTACAACAATACTCGTTACTGCATGAAGCAACGCCAGCGAAGAACGTCTTACGGCCATAAGAAAATAAAAGCCCTGGACCATTCCTGTCCGATGTTTCAGTCTAATACTATTTCCAAATAAAAAAAATCAACAATGAAAATCTTAGTTATCATGCTTGCCGGTTTTTTCTTCGGTGAAGCATTCCCTACCTGGGCGCGCCCTGTAATTGAAAAAGTGAAGACCCGATTCGGCTGGCGCCGCCTGAAGCCATTCGATTGTGAGGCCTGTTTGTCTTTCTGGTTTACACTGGTTGTCGGCATATTCGGCCTGGGTTATTTTTGGGCGCCGCTGGTTGCCTGGGTTGTCTTCAAGTTGACAGCTGCTTATCAGTTTAAAAAAATCACTGGCAAATGATAGCGAACTTTCTCCCTGAACATATCGAAATCCTGGACAGGAACCGGCATTACTATACCTCATTAAAGAAAAGCGGCACAATAAATAAGTTATCGTCTGTGACCGTAATTGAATTTGTAAAGGTATACAGCGAGGTGATATCCTCCAGGCCGGTATCCTTGTATTGTTCCGCCTGTGTAGTTGAGGTTATTGAACTGTGTTACCTGAATTACGATAAATACCTGATCGAAAATGAGCCAGAACCAGAACCAACAGCGGACGCCGGACCCGAACAGATCGGCAACGCATCCGGACTACCCGCACCTGAAAATAAAGGAACGCCTGTTCAAAAGCGTAGACGAACTCCGCGAAAAAATCGACAAGTACTTCGCTGAGTTGAAGGATAATAAGAAGCAGGTAATGTCTGCCAGCGGTCAGGTAAAGAATATCGACGACCCGCTTATCCCTACTATTGAAAGTCTTGCCTCTTACCTGGGCTTTAAGTCCGTGAAGTCATTGTATAACTATGCAGAGAATCCAGATTATGCAGACTTCCACGATGTAGTAGCAGAAGCGAAAGCGAAGATACTCGGGTTGAAAACCCTGGGGCTTGTCAATGGTAAAGGCTCGTCTGCCGGTTTAATATTCGACCTTGTCAATAACCATGGCTACAAAAACAAGTCAGAGGTAGAAAGTGAGGGTAAGTTAGAAACTACTATCAAAGTAGTATACGAATAGAATCGAATAAAGATCAATATAGGTTACTTGTGAATGCCTTATCAGGCTTGAAGTCCCGGCTGCAATCCCGCAGCCGGTTTTCTATTTTTTAAAAAAAAAAGTTCGAAATTGTTTGTTTTTGATTTTCTTTGATTATCTTTGATATATCAAAACGCAATAAGCCATGAATAATACGGCAAAAATCGAAAGCATCACAAGGTACATGAAAAGAAAAGAAGAGGAAATCGGCATTCAAACTAAGCATATCCTGAAGATCGGTGAAGATAAAGTCGGTACTGCCTACATGAAAGACTACTACAATAACCTTGACTTGTGGGATGAAGCAAATAACCAGCGCCGCGCCCTCATCGTGTTAATGTCATCATCTCCAGTACCAAGGGCTTAACTAGTACTTAAACAAAAAAACATAACAAACTATGAGCGAATCCCCATCCACGTATGAAGTAGGCGGCTTCTTCTTTAAGAGAAGCCTGGACCCCGATTACTATGACTGTTACGACGTATTCCTTTGTAATATGAAGGTTGCATCCCTTGACGCATTAACTTCCGAACTGCGTTTTAAAGACGATGTTAGCTTTACGGTTACGGGTTTGTCTGACCTTATTAATGCAACTCAACACCTATCACAATTTTTTTAACAATTAAAAAATCAATAATGGCAACGAAAAAAAGAAAGACAACAGCCCCCGAAAGTTACACCTGCGGTAATTTAAGATTCATGCAGCTAGACGCAGGGAAGTGCTGCAGCCTGTATTCTGTGCATAAGTATTCGACCGCGCTCGGTACCCTGGATGCTGAATTTAAAGAGTTCATTCCTGTAGGCCCGTCTGGCAATATATCGTATCACGATATGGGCTGTCTTCAAACTGCCGCTTCTGATCTCAGTAAGTTCTTCAACTAAAACAATCTAAACCTATGGCACAAAGGACAACATTCACGGCCAATGTAACGTACGACGTAATTATCCCCGATGACGTTGACCATGCGGAAATAATACGCAAAAACGGTATCGCCAACACATTGGTATCTATGATGCTGGGTAAGGTAATCGAAGGCGCACAGTCATTTGGCGCCGTTATTGATAACGTAAAAGTAGAACACAATGGCAACAACTAAGACAAGCGGTAAACGTTATTCGAGCAAACCGCCAGACGTTGTAAAATTCTACACCAGTAAAGGCAAGGCCAGCGGCCAGCCCTGGGAGTACTGCATAATTTTGGAGTATCCTGACGGTAAGCATCAGCGTATTTGCTTCAACGAAGAAGAGATTACTCGAATGCGTGAACACCTGGTGCCAAACGGGAAACTTTAATATCAACACCTAAGCACATCAGGGCCGGAACTACCGGCCCTTTTTTTATACTCCAATGTATGGCTAAGGAGTACAAGATAAGACTAAAGCGTCCGCACGTAAACCAAAAGCGTGTACTGGATTGTGTAGCCCGTTTTATTGTTTTGATGTGTGGCCGACGCTGGGGTAAATCTGTGATATCCCAAACTATTGGCGTCCAGGATGCCCTTGCAGGTAAGCAGGTGGCCTATATAACCCCGACGTACAAACTAGCGAAGAAGTTCTTCAAAGAGTACGTACGGAACCTTCCGCCGTCCGTCGCTGAGTTTAATAAAACGGACCTTACAATCGAGTTTATTACTGGCGGCCTTATTCAGTTCTTCACTGGTGAGGCCCTGGACAATTTGCGCGGCTCTTCCTTCGATCTTGTCATCATTGATGAGGCTAGTTATATATCGAACCTTAAAGCCGACTGGGACGCCTCTATACGTCCTACGCTTACTGATAGGAAAGGCCGGGCGATCTTCCTTTCTACTCCCCGCGGCAAAAATGACTTCTATAAGTTCTCACTGAATGAACACAGTAGCGATAACTGGAAAACGTTTAAGTTTTCGTCGTACGATAACCCACATATTCCACCTGAAGAGATTGACGCCGCCCGCTCAGAGTTGCCGGAAGCTACTTTCGAGCAGGAGTATATGGCGAATCCAATGGAAAACGCCGACAATCCCTTCGGCTATGCCTGTATAAAAAGGAATATTCGAATAATATCGAATAAGCGCCCGGTTGTTTATGGCATTGATCTGGCGAAGTCGTACGACTTTACGGTGATCACCGGCCTGGATGAAGACGGAAATGTGTGTCACTCAGAAAGATTTCAAAGGCCGTGGCCCGAAACGATAGCGGCGATACTTGCGCTACCTGATGTACCTACTCTTATTGACAGTACTGGCGTAGGTGACCCGGTTGTAGACGCTGTTCAGCGGGTAAGGAATTACACTGAAGGCCTGAAGTTTACTAGCGCAACAAAACAGGACTTGATTTTAGGCCTCGTTACTGCTGTTCAACAGGGAATAATAGGCTACCCTGAAGGCGTGTATACCTCTGAAATGGAGATTTTCGAATACACATACACAAAGACCGGTGTAAAGTATAGCGCGCCCTCTGGAATGCACGACGATGCTGTCGTTAGTTTAGCCCTGGCCCGTAAGTGTTTTGTTGAGCATGGGACGGCTGGAGTTTACCATATACTTTAATTCATGGAACTATACCTTACGCGTGTTGAACGCACAGACAAAAGTACAATCGGAAACCTTACCGATGCTAAAGGGGTACATATCGCTTTCATCCTGGAAGATAAAGACCGCGGCCTTCATAGCGGAATGAGCCTTTCGGAGATTGCCGGTATTAAGGTACACGGAAAGACCGCAATCCCTACAGGCCGGTATCGTATCGTTAAGACAATGAGCAACCGATTTAAGCGAATGTTACCGCTGCTCGAAAATGTCCCTGGCTATGCTGGCATACGCATCCACGCGGGTAATAAGGCAGAAGATACTGAAGGGTGTTTACTCCCTGGCAGAATTAAAAGCCTTGACTTTGTCGGCGAGAGCCGCCCTGCCTTTACTGAGGTTGATGCCTGGATAGATTCGGCACTGAAGAAAGGTGACGTTTTTATTACTGTTCGCTGATTGATGGCCCCGGAATAATCCCCGGGGCTTTTCTTTGTTAAAAAATTGGGTGGTTAACCTCATTATTGTAATTTTCCTTCTTTGTATTATTGCCCTATGAGTAAATTACCCCTTATACAGAAAGCACTAGAAATAGTAAAGAACGATTCCCGTGACGCTTCAGTCGGAGATTTAAAGGCTCTGTCCTCTAATCATTACTACTTTTTCTTAGTCCTATTCCACGCCTCTAAGCTGTCCATTGATAGGCCGGAAACAAAACCTATAATAGCCGCCCTAGTCGGTGATGACTTATTACAAACTGCTACAGATATTTTCTTTACTCCATCCCCTTAGTTACTGAACGTGTTGGCTTTGTTGAATACTTACCAGTATGAGACTAAAAGACCTGACAGTAAAAAAGTTTATTGAGTTGAGCGATATAGCCAGCGCCGATTTTTTCGATACTGAAGTAGATCGGGAAATTGCGTTACTCGTTAGCTTGACCGGCAATACAAAAAAATTCTACGAAGGCATGGATATGCCGGAATTTCGTAAGCACTCGGAAGGCCTGGGCTTTCTTAATCGTTTGCACGCCGAATCAAAGCCAGCAGCCCAGCCTTTTATTAAGGCTAACGGTAAAGTTTACGCGCCTGTTTATGAGTTCGGAAAGCTGACTGCTGGGCAGTTCGTTGACGCTGTGCATTTTTTTAAGGACCGGGATAATATCATTAGTAATCTTCCTAAAATACTTGCTTCTATTTGTGTTCCTACGAAGCGGGGTGTCATGGGACGCCGGTTGTTACGTTACGGTTCCGTAAGTCATGCGGAAGTGGCCGCCGATATGGAAAGCGCCAGTATTATGGATGCTTATGCGATATCGGTTTTTTTTTGGGATGTTTGGAACGCTTTTTTAAGAGATACCGGGGCTTATATGGTAACAAAGATTCTGGAAGCGAAGAAGGAGAAGGGGGAGGAGATAACTCCGACGGAGGAGAAGATTATATTAAGCATTTTAGAGGTGTATGGGGATGGCATAACAGCGCCGAAGAGATAGCCGCCATATACCGGGTTCCGCTTAAAGAAGTGTATTCGTTTAGCGCTATCGAGTTTATGAATGGGATATCCTACATAAAGGCGAAATCCCTTTATCAAAACGAAATTAACGAACGCTGGAGGCGTAAGCATCAATTCTCAAAGTTATAGTAATGCCGGTTAGTGAATTTACAAAGCAAAATAGGCAACACGCGGCTAATACTCGCTCGATGCTTAAATCCGGTTTCCTGGATAGCATCGGTACGGCTCAAAGCTATGTGAATAACGACCTTGTTTTCGAATCTGTCGAATCTGTATTATTGCAGTATGGAGAACTTTTTGTTCGCGGGTTCAGTGAGGAGTTGGATAAGGCTAATGCAAACGCCACCGGTTCGACTGACGCTTCGATAAGATTCGAGTTTAGTAGAACTGGTAAGCTGTATGAAGCTAGTTTTTATATGAGTGACACGGCAAAATTCACTGATCTTGGGGTACAGGGTGCGGGTGCCTCTTCTGTTAATACCAGTTCGCCGTATAAATTCAAGTTCTTATACCCGTCGGCTAAACACATTGCCGCTCTGGAGAAGTGGATAACGGCTAAAAACGTTACCGCTATAATCACAGTGCCAAAAGGAATAGCGTCTAAGGCGACAAATAATAAAGGGTTAGCGTACGCGATGGGGTATTCTATAAAAAGGCGAGGCCTTCGCGCCACCTACTTTAAAAAGAAGACAGTCGAGAGGCTTATCGACGATTTTAAACGCGACGTAATTAAGGCCGCTGGTGATGACATGAAAATTAATATTTTGTTTTAAATGATAACTATCTTAACACAGCCTTCGAAGGTTTCACCTGCATTTAATCAGCTAATGATCTCTGTAACGAGTGACGAGCAAACCAGGGCCGATTTCAAGTACATTATACAGGTAAAAGACGGGGCCGGTAATACTATCTCTACCTTAAAAAAGGTAGGCGGTAGTTCCGTAGATTATGTAACGGAAATTAACGTTTCCGATATCCTAGCGAGGATACAGTTTTATGACGCCTGGAGGTATTCGGTAACTGGGACTGAGTACATATACTTTGATTCTAAATTCAGGCCCGGCTATAATGTTGTAATCTCTGAATATTACGACGCCTCAACACAGGACACGGAAACAGTAACCGACCTATTTACTATACCAGCGGCATTGCATGAAATTAAGTTTCCATTCTATAACTATGAGGCAATAAGTAATGCCGGTAAGTGGTTGACTAATTTTGAAAGTATTCGATTACGTGCAAATGACAAGGTAACAGTATCATTCCTTCAGCCAACTACAGCGCCCGAACAATATGAGCTTTGGTTTTACGATAACTCAGGAACTCAGATAGCGAATGTAAGTAAAGTTAACCCGTTCGAAGATAAGCCGGAAGACGTTATCCACTTCCATGCGGGTCTTCCTGAGTTGGCGGCCTTTCTTTCGCTTTCCCCTTCTATTGTTGATGATGTTGCTTATTACATATTGAAGCCAAAACCTGTGGGTATTATTGATCTTACCCCTCGACTACGTTTCGATATAGTAAACCAGTCATGTAAATTCCCAGGGGCCAGGCTTCACTATTTGAATGAGTGGGGCGCTGTAGATAGCTTTCTTTTTGGTCTTGCACACAGAAGAGGAACTTCAATAGAAAAAAAGAAGGCGAAGTTATTGATTGGAGGCTCTCAGCTGCGGTCCCGCGTGTATGGGGCTGGCTCTACTCCTTACATGGTGAGTTTCACGGATGAAATGAAACTAAATTCGGACTACATTACAGACAATGACAGTAATACCCTTCTGGAGTTGTTTACGTCTCCTATTGTAAGCCTGGAGATCAGGGCGGATATATTCGTACCAGGGGCGCCGGAAGTAATGATCGTTTTGCCTTGTGATATTGACTTATCGAAGTACGATATTAAGCAAAGTAGAATTGAAAAACTGTTTAACCTGGATGTAGACGTAAAAATATCAGTCGATAACCAACGCCAGTTATTATAAAGCAAAAGCCCCGGTCATTCCGGGGCTTTATTGTTATTTCGCTATTATTTCCTTCTTATCTACCGCGCCCTCCAGGTCAATACTCAGCGGATACTGTTCATTTTGAATCACCAAGGCGACCTTTACCGTGTTTTTGGACACGTAAACCCTGGATATTGTACCTGTTTGCTTTGATAACTCAGCCGGGCAATTAACCAGGTTCATTTTTCCGTCTACTTTCTTAACAAAAGTGAACGTATTATTAACGCCGGAGCCGTATCCGGTCCTTATTTCCTGCCCTTTATAGTACTTATTCCCTGCATAGTATGCCGTATCCCCCTCCACTTTTGCAATATCCTGCGAATACCCAGCGAAGAAAACTGTTGTTGCGGCAATGGTTGTGTAAAGTCGTTTCATTTTATATCCTTTATGTGTAGAATTAATGCCGCCGAAGGTATAAAAAAAGGGAATATTATACTTGTTTTCATGGCAGATAATTTAAAATTGATCATCGAAGGCATACCTGCCGACTTGTCGAAGGATATTTCCGCTGATATAACCTACTCCCTGGCTGATATTCGTACGCCGGACAAAAGGCAGGTTAACTATTCCAGGACAATACAGCTAAACGGAACAGCGACTAATAACTATATTTTCGGTAATATATTCAATATCGACGTAGAAAATGATATTGACCCTCTTTTACCAAATGTCGGCGTAAACTATAGCCCTAAAAAATTGGCTAAGGCTATGTTATTGCGGGATAATGTCCAGGTGTTCGACGGAACTCTTCGCTTATGGAAGATCGTAAGTAAAAAAGGCGTTATTACATACGAGTGCAGCCTTTTCGGAAAGTTGTTTGACTTGTTCGGCTCATTAGGTGAGGCGAAGTTAGTCGATCTAGACTTTAGCGACCTTAATCATGCCGTTTCCTGGGATAACATAAAACTAACCTGGGAAGATTCATTTGCCGGTGGCTTCCGGTACCCGCTTATTGATTATGGCGGGAATGTCGGCGATTCCCAGGGCCGTATCACTACGTTAAAATTTGGTTCGCTGGTTCCGGCTATTCGATACGTCGTATACTTTGATAAAATCTTCTCTTCTGTCGGAGCGAACTACACCTTAAATTTTTCTGATCGGACGGTATTGGACCAAATGCTTGTTACGCCCCCTAAAGGGGAGATAGTCGGAAGTCCTCGTTTATTTTCTGGAAAAAGTACGGTACCAACGCCCCCAACTTTTCCAGTTTACGAAGATATAATGGTCGGACTGGAATCGTCTATGTCCTGGCTTAGTCCTCGGATACTGGATTCGGTTCTTTACAATAATATTTTCACGATAACCGACGGAACCGGAAGCTGGTATAATCCATACACAGATGATTATGTTTACTGGGATGACAGGAAGATCTACTTTAACCGTGATGTAGAAACTAGCTTCAGGCTGGATATTAAGGCTGAGATATGGAGAGAGATAGAGCCGGGCGCTGGTGCTGTATGGGTTGAGGCATATACGACCCGGAGCGGTGTCTTGCACACTTATTTAGGCCGCTTTGAAATGGTAGCTGATTCGTTTGCTCACAATACAATAACTGGAGCCATTGAGATACCTCGTAAGTCTTATTTAAACGGAGATCAGTTTATTGTAAACCTGATTACAGACCCATACTGCCGCGCCTTACTTGTTGAAGGAACGAAACTGGAGGCTGTTAGTCCTAACGATATCTCTAGCTATCCTCTTCTTACTGACGATATTTACGAAATGAATAAGAGTGTGCCGCCGGATATTAAGCAGGTAGATTTTCTAAAGGACTTTATTAAGTACTTCAATGTGTTTGCAACACAGGACCGAGATAATCCACTTATTTACATTTTTACTCCGCAGGTAGATTTTTACAACAAGGAAAAATCCCTGGCGATTGATTGGTCCGGAAAGATTGATTACAGCGAGAAGATCGAGCAAACTCCGATCAGCCAGTTAACAGCTAAGGAATACCTGTTTACATGGAAGCAGGATAAAGACTACTACAATGATTTTTATTTCACCAGGAATAAAGAAGTATATGGGCAGGTAACCTATATAACCGACACTGACGTAGTTACTAAGAAGGAAAAGATTGAGTTTCTTTTTAGCCCCGCCTGTATGACAAGGTTTACAAACTCAAACATTATTTGCCCGGCCATTTATAAAGTGGAAATGGTTAGCGGAGTGCCGACAAAAAAGGTAGACAAATTTAATAGCAGGTTACTAATTTGGGGCGGGACGTTTGACGCGGGCCATAATATAGCCTTATTAAATCCAAATGGAACTACATACGAGACAATTACAGTTTATCCCTATGCCGGTCACATCAACCACCCAACAGCGCCGACCTATGACCTTAACTTCGGAAACACTAACAGCGATTTACCGACTTCTTCCGTAAACCAATTTTCAAAGTACTGGGGGCGGTCATTAAGGGAGGCGAACCATAAGGACGGTAAATTGATAGAGTGTGTTATGTTATTGACACCTGAAGATATCGAGAGCCTTGACTTTTCCGCCTTATACAAGATCGGCGACCGCTTCTTCAGGCTCAATAAAATTGACGGATATAACCCTTTTGAGTTGGCTACCTGTGACGTAGAATTGATAAAGGTAATTGACCTGTAACACAGCAACATAATCGCATACTTCAGGTTATGCGATGGTAAAAAAATAATTAAACGCTTTCTGGCCGTTGGCTAGTGGCGTTTTTTTTTACCCGCTGGTAAATCTTTTTTATGTCTGAAGAATTAGGGTTTAAGCTAACGGTTGATGAGGGTAACGCGGCCAAATCTGTGAAGTCTTTTAAGCAGGAATTAAAAGAAGCCACTGTCCACGCTCTTGAAATGTCCAGGGAGTTCGGCGAACTCAGTCCGCAGGCAATTGCGGCGACTAAGGCGCTCGGGAAACTGAAGGAGGAAATGGCCGATGTTCAGGAGTTAACCGCAGCCGTTACTGATGAAAAGAGATTTACGGCCTTTGCAAACTTCGCCGGAAGTCTTGCCGGTGGATTTTCTGCCGCCCAGGGCGCCATCGGTTTAGTGTCTGGCGAGAGTGAGGAGTTGGAGGCTGTGTTGTTGCGTGTTCAATCTGCTATGGCTCTTTCGCAGGGGTTGTCCCAGGTTGCCGACCTGGGCCGTCAGTGGGGAGTTGCGAAGGCTGCCTTAAATTCTTTTACTGTCGTTCAGAAAGCGAATGAACTAGCTACGAAAGCCGCCGCCGTTGTTCAAAAATTATTTACTGGCGCTGTAGATACTACCAGCGGAGGGTTTAACCGCCTTAAAGTTGCGATTATAGGCACCGGCATAGGCGCCCTGGTAGTTGCAATTGGATATGTCGTTGCCAACTTCGATAAGCTGAAGAAAATGATTTTCGACCTGATTCCAGGCTTGGAAGCAGTTGCGGATTTCATAGGTGGAATCATTGACGCAGTTACCGACTTCGTTGGCGCTACAAGCGACGCCACCAGGGAGGCGGATAGTTTACGCGATGGGTTAGAAAGGCAAAATGAAGAGTACGAGAATCAAATAAAACTCCTCGAAGCACAAGGGGCGACTTCTAAACAAGTTAGGGCGCTCAAAAACGCAATGTATGAGGATGAACTTTCGAAGTTGAGGAGAATAATGGCGCTTACTGGCGAGTTAAGCGAGGCTGAATTAAAGCGATTCAGGGAATTGAAAATCGGCCAGCAAGTTATTGACGCCGAGAATAAGAAAGAAGACAGGGATAACGCGGAAAAGGAAAAGAAAAAGCAAGAAGAGGAAACAAAAAAGCAAGTAGAGGCTCAACGGCAAAGGGCTAAGAAGCTGGCTGAAGAGAGAAAGAGGTATCAGGAAAAGCAGATCGAGGAAGAGCGTAAGAAAGATAACGAAATACAGGAGCAGTACGAGAAGGAGCAGGAGAAATTAATATCTGACATGAAAGAGCGCCACGCTTTTCAGTTGGAATTAATGAAGATTCAGGGTGAAGATACCCGGGGTGTTCGGGAGCAGCAGATCGATGAAGAGATACAGCAATTAAAAGAAAGCGGCGGTAGGTTCCTCGAAGGGATAGCCGAACTGGAAAGGGAAAAGGTACTGGTAGCTGCCCAGGCAAAGGCTGACGCCATGGCTGAACAAAAGGAAATTGACGATAAAAACGCCGAAGAGCAGAAGGAAGTTGAAGAGCAGCTAAAGGAAGAGGCCGACGCGCTCAGGGAAGAATCAGAAGCAAACGACTTGCTTCGGGTTCAGGAAAAATACGATAGGCTTCGGGAACTCGTACACGGCAATGAATCGTTGATGACGCAGATCGTTGCTGCTGAGGCTGAGGCAAAGGCCGGTGTTGAGAAAAAATGGGATGATATACGCTTACAACAGAAGCGGGAAAATATGAGTGCGCTCGGCGGCTTGCTGGGCGGTGCCTCTAATCTTATTGGTAAGAACACAGCCGTAGGTAAAGGTCTGGCCGTAGCTGAAGCCACCGTCCAGACCTACCTGGGCGCAACTAAAGCGCTTTCAGCCTCCTCGTCTATTCCTATTGTCGGTACGGCCCTGGGTATCGCTAACGCGGCTCTAATTGTCGCTAGTGGTATTAAGTCTGTCACTACAATTCTAAAAACAAAAGTACCCGGTCAAGCTGACGCCGGTGGCGCTCCTCCCGTAACCCCGCTACCTGCTGAGGGTTCCAGCCCTTCAGTGTCTACCGCTCCAAGTATGGACGGCATTCAGTCCACGCTGCTGGACCAAACGAAAAAAATCGCAGAAGGAAAGGATAGCCTGAAGGCCTATGTAGTAGAAAGCGAGATCACACAGAAGCAGGAAAGAGCCAACGCAATAACACAAACCGCAAATTTTTAATTATGAGTAACAAACTCCCGCTTTATCGTGCCACTATTGTCGAAGACGACAATAACACATTCGAAGTACGATTTATCTCACTCGTACACGACCCCGCAATCGAAGTTAATTTCCTTGCATTTGATAACCAGCAACCCAGGTCTTTACAGTTTGCAACAAACGAGGAGGAGCGGGTTATTACCGGCCTCGCAATGATAGCCGACGAGCCGATTTACAGAAGGGATAAAGAAGGTGAATTTTATGTTTACTACGATGCGGCGGGCATATCGCAGATAGTAAAAAAATTCTTTCGTAAGAAATACAACTTCAACCTTAACCTGAACCATAAACCCGATTTAAAAACTGGAGACGGTGTTTATGTTTTTGAAAGCTGGATAGTAGACCGGGAAAAAGGAAAATTCCCAATGAAGCAATTTTCGGATGTCCCTAATGGTTCGTGGATTATTTCAGCTAAGGTAGACGACCCAGCTATATGGGAAGATATAAAAAACGGAGTGTTCCGGGGGTTCAGTATTGAAGGATTTTTCAAAATGGAGCGCATCAATGATCTGGATATAACGGAAGAACAATTTGACGCAGAGGTCGAAAAACTGATACGAGAATACACTCCTTAATACTTTATTCCGAAATCATTAATCACAATTAAAAATTCAAAATGAAGAAAGACTTTAAAACTGCTTTGGCAACATTTAAGGCTCTTCTGTTCGATGCGCAAACTCCGGAAGAGGAAGGTAATCCTACCGGTGTAGAGGTTAAGGCGAAGGACGGTAAGACTTATAAGGTTGCAAAAATTGAAAAGGGCGAGGCTATCGAAGTTTCTGGTGAATCTGGCGATTACGCCGCGGCTCCAGACGGTAGCGTAGAACTGGAGGACGGTACAATCCTGACCGTAAAGGATGGCAAGATCGAGGAGGTGAAGGTTATGGAGCAGATGGCGGCGGCTGATGAGGCTGTTGCCGGTGTTTCAAAGGAGGATTTTGACGCATTGAAGGCTCAGTTTGACGAACTGAAAAAGTTTGTTGCTGATTCCCTGAGTAAAGCCGCGGAAGCTGGTAATGTAAAATTTGCGGCTATGCTGGATGTTGTCCAGGCAGTCAGTGAAGAGCCGGAAGCTAACCCTACTGGTGTGGTAAAAAATACGGCCTTCTCAAAAGCTGTCACTGATAAGGACGCGGCTCTGGCAAAGGTTCGTGATGCTTTTGCGGCGGCTGCTTCAAAAAAATAGCACGATTGCCCGGTTTCTGATACTTATTTTTTTTAAACAATAAAATCAAATAAACGCTTATGGCTTATGATGTTTCTGCATTGGGTTCGTATACGCAGCCTAATGAAAAAACGGTCCTGGTAAAAACTGTACTGGGTCCTAAAACGATTGCAAAAATCGAATCTGTTGGTAATGTTCTTACTGGTGTTAAAAGTAAAATCCAGCTTCCTAATCTGGATACTGACGCCGTATTCCAGGATGGAAGCGCGTGCGGCTTTACTGCTGCTGGTACCACTAAGGTGACAACGCGCGAACTCGAAGTAGGCAATATTAAGGTAAATGAGTCTCTTTGCCCTAAGGACTTTGAAAAGACTTACGAGCAGCTGAATCTTACAAAAGGCTCCGAATATACCGAGGCTCTTCATGCTGAAGAGTATATCGGCCTTAAAGGTAAAAAGATCGCAAAGGCCCTGGAAGTTGCCGTTTGGAAAGGCGATAAGGCCAGCGCTAACGCTCAGTTGAAAAGGTTCGACGGTTTTATCAAGATCATCGACACTGACGGTACTGCCGTTGACGGTAACACTGGTGGCGTTACTGTTGCTACAGGTATCTCTAAGGCGAATATCGAGGCTATTCTCGATGCGATGTACGAGGCTATTACTGAAGACCTGATCGAAAACGATGACAATTATATCGCCTGTGGCTCTGAAGTGTTCCGGGCCTATATTATGGCGATGAGGGATAAGAACTACTTCAAGGACTACAAGGTTGACGGCGAAAGCGGCCAGGTTACAATCGTGGGTACTAACGTTACTCTGATGTCAACCCCAGGGCTGAATAACACCAAAAGGCTTTTTGGCTTCAGCTGGTCTAATATGTGGTTCGGTACTGATATGCTGGAAGAAACCGAAGCTATGAATCTGTCTTACGCTCCCGAAGCTGAACAGGTAAGGTTTAAGGCCAACTTCAAGGCCGGTGTTCAGGTTGCATTCCCTGAAGAGATCGTACAGTTTACCCTGGTTCCGTAGTACTACCTGCTGCAATTTAATGGCGCGTTATAATGGCGCGCCTATTTTTTAACTACTTAATTTTTAAAAATGGCTTGTGCAACTATCGAGGATTACGAAATCGACTGTAATAAGGATAGCCTAGGCGGTCTGGAGGTAATTTATATCGCTATCCGTGGAGATATTGAAGGTTATACCGAAACGGCTGGCGCTATCTCCGCCGTAAATATGAAGACTGGGAAGAAGTTTTTCAAGTTCGATCTGGTAAAAAGTACTTCCAACTTCACGAACACGCTTACTGCCAACGCTCAAACTGGCACCTTCTTTTATGCTCAGGCGGCTACCCTGGTAATGAATAAGCTGAAGGCGGCTACTTCCGCCCTGGTTGATGGCCTGGCTCAGAATTCCCTGGTAATGATCACCAAAGACAGGAACGGAGAATTTATTATGCTGGGACGCGAAAACGGCCTTGATGTATCAGGCGGCACCGCCGGTTCCGGCACCGCCAGCGGCGACCGTTCAGGATATGAAATTCAATTCACCGGAGAAGAAAAGAAAATGTCACACGTTAGCCCTGCTATCATTGACGACCTGCTGATTCCTGCGGCGTAAGAATTATGATGCAATTATTAACGGCCCCTGTTTAATACGGGGGCCGTTTCTTTTATACTTACCTGTATGATACGATTAAACAGGGTAGATAATGGGCAGCGTTTCGCCGTTACCGTTTCAGAGTTGACTACAATACCCGACCCTGTTTACTTATTCCATTTTATACATGATTCAACAAATAAGGAATCCGTTGTTATCCTGGCCGATATAAGCCCTAATAAAGCGCGTTGTAATATATTCCAGATAGATGGCTCGTTATTTAGTATGGACGGCTGGTATAGCTACAGAATACACCAGCAAAACAGCGCTACTAATACTGATGTTTTCTCTTCTGGCGATATCGTCGAACGCGGTCGCCTTTATGTTGAGGCTTTGGGCGCTTTCAATTTTATTGAGCCGTCCGACGGTCCAGGTGAGTTTATAGAGTTTGAGCCTGGAGATACTTCCCCTGATATAAATACAATTCGAACTACCGAAGACGGTGGTACCCGAATAACTGAGGGCGGGCTAATAATTATTTCCTAACCAATAAAATAAAAAAGAATGCCTTTTGTAAAAATCTCCGAGTTGCCCCAGGCGAACACGCTGGAGGGGGCTGAGTTGGTTGAAGTTGTTCAGGATGGCTTTAGCCGAAAAACAACTTTGGCCGCTATTGCTTCGCAGTTATCTGCTGAAGTTGGTACGCTTCAATCTGTGTCTGATCAGGGCCGCGTTACGACGAATACCCTGTCTTATCTTTCCGGTTCTGTTGAACTGACTGACAAGATTGTACCTGCTGAAACAAACGAGGTTCAGCTTGCAATTTCAAAGCCCTCTATCATTCTGCAGTCGGGGTCTACCATTGAAGTTTATACTGAATCCGGTACGTTTATCCGTGTAATCGACAACGCTTTCCAGTCTGAAACCGTCGCTTATTACATTTTTAACGAGCCTCTTCCGCTCGGCTCGGTTGTTGTTGCGGTTATTGGTGACGTGACAAAGACTTCGTTTGTCTTGGACGATCTTATCTCTAAGCGCGGCGTTGAATCTATGATTCAGGCGGCTACTGAAGTACTCCCTACCGATCTCCAGGCAATAACCGATAATGGCAGCGATACAGATAAAACTATCTCTTACCTGCCCGGTTCTATCGACTTAAAAGATGGCGCCGTTTCCTTTGGTGATTACAGCCTCCTCGTAAATTCATTTTACACTGGTGGCCTGTCAATCGGAAATGTTATTTCCGTAACTCTGAAGGAGGACCGTCGCCCGCCGTCCGATTTTCCGGAAACCTTTTTCGAAGCGATTATCGTTAACATCGAAAATGAATTCGAGCCAGGTTTTACAATGCTCACTCTTTCTGAGCCTTTCCCAGTTGGCTATCCAATATTAACCGCCTGTGTTGCCTCTGTTCCAAAAACGGAGTTTTCCGACAATGACCTGGTGCCTAAATCTTATGTATCAAAAATGATTCAGGATGCGCTTATCGCAGCGGGGTTAATCCCGGCTGGTCCCGAAGAAAGGGGCGGCGGTATTGAGGGGCCTCTCTCTGCTTAAAAATCAAAAATAAACTATGCCTGAAGAAAAAAACAGTGTAGAGCAGATTATGCTTCTGAAGTTTGAAGATATTAAGCCTGTAGTCTACAAGGAAAATAAGGTAAGGGGCTGGTTCTCTTATGGGGAAAAAAACGATTACCCCGCCTATCTTCTGGACCTATTCGACAAGTCCGGAAAACACGGCGCTATTGTAAGGGGGAAAACCGACTTTATTATAGGTAATGGCTTCGGGTTCGTTGACGACAACCTGCTGACTGATACGAATGCGAAAACCATTATTGACCGGTGCAATAGTAATGGTGAAAGCCTGGAGGATGTGACTAAAAAGGTCGCTATGGATGTTGAAATTTTTGGTGGTGGTTATTTCCAGGTTATCTATAACAGAAAAAAGAAAATTTCTGAAATATATCACCTTGATTTTTCTAATGTCCGCACAAATAAAGCGAGATCAAAATTTTGGTTTTCTGAAGAGTGGATAAAGATCGACGCTAACGGCAATGTATCAGAAACCAGAAACCCGGAGGTTAAGGAATTGGAGCCTTTTAATCCTGCAAAGCCTGGAGGTGAGCAAGTTCTTTATATTGGAGAATATACACCCGGTAACACGCCATATCCTAAGCCTAATTACAATGCAGCTATTCGGTATATTCAAATTGATATTTGCATAGGTGAATACCATTTGAATGGGATAACTAACGGTATGTTTGCTTCGAAGATGATTAACTTCAATAGCGGAGTTCCCGGCCTCCCTGAGCAGAAGGAGATTGAAAATAAGGTTAACCGTAAGTTTGCAGGTTCAAAAAATGCGGGCAAGATCATGCTCTCATTTAATAAAGACGCCGCCAATTCACCGACTGTTACCGACCTATCCGGCACTGAACTGGATAAGCATTTTGATCTGCTTAATGAGACGACTGAAACACAAATTTTCAGCAGTCACCGGGTAACCAGTGGGTCACTTTTTGGCATCAAAAGCAAGGGCGTTGTTTTTGCAAATAATAATGAGTTGCGCCAGGCTTTCGAATTGTTTCAAAACACATACTGTAACGCAAAGCGCAAATTACTGGAGAAGAGCGTTAACCTCATACTCAGTATTAACGACGTGCCTACCGTTTACCTGCAACGTAGCGAGCCGGTTGGTGTTCAATTCTCAGAAGCCACAATCGCTAAGGCTCTTACCGAAGACGAAATACGCGAAACCCTGGGGCGTAAACCAAAAACCCAGGAACAAAGTAAAGAGACCCCCGCAGCTAATGCGGAGGTCTCTCTTTCTAAACTCGATGACGAACGAGATATTACGGTGTTTGCGAAATTTGGCGCCAGTAAAACCGGATTCGAGGTTTTGAATAGCGAAAAAGTTGTTTTTACAAATGACTTCCAATTCTCCCGCCACTACTTCGACGCTGTTGGTAGTTTGACTAAGAACCAGCGCGCTATTATTGATCTTCTGAATGGGAATAAGAGTATTGATGTTAAGGGGATATCCGACGTACTCGAAGTTTCTGAAGATGTTATCAAAGGCTTATTAAAATCAATGGAATCGGACGGCCTCATAAAAGTGTCAACCTCCAGCGGCTCTATAGAGCGCACCCCCACAGCTGAGGCTATTGATATCTTAAACCGCCGTGGCAATGCTGGAGAAGGGGATAAAACCAGCGTTAAGGTAATGTACTCGTACGAAGGTGTTAAAGACGACCGAAACCGTCCATTTTGTGCTAAGATGCTGGAACTCGATAGGTTTTATACCCGCGAAGATATCGAGGCTATAAGTGAGCAGCTGGGTTATAGTGTCTGGCATCGAAGAGGCGGCTGGTATAAGCCGAAAGGGGAAACTGAGGCGCGCCCTTACTGTCGTCACTACTGGCAAACAAATACCGTTATCACAAAATCAACCTAATGGACAACGTACTTTTAATTTCATACGCAACTCTGACAAAGGTTAGCGAGTTGAACGAGAATATTGACACAAAAATCCTAACGCCATTAGTGGCAGAGGTTCAAAAAACAATTATCAGGCCGGTACTCGGGACAACTCTGTACAACGCTTTGTTAATTGCGGTAGCAACCGATACCCTCAGCGCCGATCAGTTGAAATTGCTTACCGATTATATTCGCCCAGCGCTAATTAACGGAATCCTTACTGACCTGCCTTTCAAATTGAACTACCGGTTTACTAATACCGGCATGACAACCAGGACCAGCGAACACGCAAAGGCTCCAGAGTATAAGGATATTCAAAAGTTATCCGATTACTACAAAGCAAAGGCAGTACGCGATTGCGGCGAGTTAACAAAGTTCCTTTGCGCTAACGTTGACAAGTACCCGGAGTACCGTGAAACAACTACCGCAGGAGATCGCCCGGTAAAGGAACAATACGATACCGGCGTATACCTTGATTAGTATGACACTTAACGGTATAGTGAATAGAGTTATAAAGCCAATAGCCGAAGAGCATTTACAGTTAAATGACTTCGGCTTTGGTGATTTAGCCAACTACGCAGCTAGTAACACAATAAAGTATCCAATTCTGTGGACCTCTTTTAAGAACGTTCGATATTCAGGTAAGCAATTCCGGTATACTTTGGCGTTTGTATTTGCGGATATCTGTAAGGATGATCTCGCTAACGAACTGGAAATTCAATCTGATATGATACAGGTGGCGGCAGATGTTGCTGCCGAGATTAATAACTCCGGATTTAAGGATGTTGAGTTCTTGGAGGAATTTACTTTAATCCCTTTCGTTGAGCGCTTTACTGATCTTACCGCTGGTGTTGTTATGGAAGTTGTTATACTTTCTGATAAGCTGCTTGACCCCTGCGAAGTACCAAAAAAATAATAATACTATGAGTTTAGTCTTTTTTATCATCGCTGCTGTTGGGGCGGCCGCCGGTGACCGGCTATTGAAGGACCGTTACAGCGATTCGATTTTTGGAAGTTTGAACCCCCGGTTCTGGAATATGGAGGTAAGTAGAAAGTACCTGAAGACATTTGCCGGTTATCCTGTTGACGCCTGGTTCTGTGTACAGGCTGTAAAGATAATTATGGTCAGCCTTTCTATCGTTTCTTATTCTCCTATAACTGTTCCCGCTGTTGATCTCTTTTTATACGCTGGTGTATGGGCCTTTGTTTATGATGTGTTTTTTTGCACCATACTAAAGAAAAGGGGTTAAGAATCACCCGCAATAATTACAGCCGCTTTCTATTTATACTTAATGGAAAGCGGCTTTATCATGTCAAATATCTGTTACCTGCTCTCTGCTTTCGGATTAATGCTATTTGCCGGTCTATCTCCGTATGTGAGTGAAACGTTTATACTGTTAGCTTTTGGATACGTTGGTATACTTACGCACTATGTAAAAAAGTGGAGCGAAAAGGTAGAGCGTGACGAGCGTTTTAATTTGCGG